CTTCTAAATCGTCTTCTTCTAATTCATCCACGATGTCTTCAAAGTCATCTTCGAAGTCTTCATCAAATAGATCTGGATCTAGGTCTTCCATTGCATCTCCCAGTACTAGTAGGTATATAAATCGTACACTATTATTTATTGTCTTTGATTAGTTTAACTTCGCAAGCATCTGTAGTGCAATACGCCTCGCCAACCGCATCCGCCGCCATACCTGCGTACACTCCGGCAAAGTCGATCGGGAACAGCTTCATGCGAGCCTCTTCGTACTCACTCTCAGTAATCTGAGTATATGGCATCTGTGGGTATACAGTGTTACCCATAGGCAAGAACGAAACAGTCTTCAGCTGACCATCATGCATGTGTAGGATTGACGCAATTGAGTCGGCTTCTTTCTCCGGGTCAAAGGTCACAGTTACTGATACAGAGTTATCTGACCAATACCGTTGAGTTACAACCGCAAGAGCAACCTTTTCATGTACAGACACTTCCTTCTCCGCACGCTTCGCATTAGTTTTGATAGGGAAGAAGACCACCGAAGTTGTTTCCGGTGATTCGGAAGCAGGCTCTACCCGATAGTTTGCCATTTTGAACAATGGGAGCATTGGGTCAGAGTTAGCAAATCGAATTGCTCTATTAAAGAACTTACCTCCTGATGCCCAGTGAACTCCAGGGGATTCTCCTGCCAGAATAGATACAGTGCCGGACGGCTTTACCGTTGTCATCTTGATTGATGGGCGCACACCCAACCATTCAGAGTAGGACTCGTCATACCCCTTGACTACAGCGTAGCCTTCATTGAGCCAGTCACGAAGAATAGTCCAACCATTATTATCAGCAAAGTTAGCAATACCAGAAATTGATGTTCCAATACGACGGTTACGCTGCATGATTGCGTTGGTTTCCTCCCAGTGAGTAGGGAGAAGTGTCACAGTTTTGGCATATAGATAAGCAAACTTCAAAGTCCTCTTGAAGTCTTCAAGCGAATCGTGTCTATTTAGATATGTTTCTACCAAAGTACACATCTCAAAAGACTCAAGACTTTGCTCAGCGCATGGGTTATACCCTGCTACTCGCCAATCCTTATTGTTAGGTGGGTCAATCAAACGACCATATTTCCGGGAAACGTCCATCCAGACTACTCCCGGCTCACCGTTGCGGACAATGCCATCAATGATCTTTGAGAAGTCAGAGCCAACCTTTGCTTCTACAGAGTTGTTAGACATCCAAGCCCAACCCGGATTCTTTGGATCATAGGAGTTTCGTTCTGGGTAAACTTCTGCATTCTTTAAGTTCAGAAAGTCTTCGTCGTCAATTCTACCAATTAGAAGCTCAGCAGAGCGACGTACGTTTCCGCTTACAACACAAACCCCGATTAGGTTGCCGATATCAGCAATGTCTTTACGGGTTAGCTTTTCTCCTGCTCTTCCTACAAACAATTTATGAATGTAGTTATGTAGTCGTTCTAGAGGTTCATGTCCGGCTGCTGTTCCACCAAACGTTTTGATTGGAGTTCCTGCTGGACGGATTTCTTTGTAATCAAATACTGGAGCCTTGCTATCTGGCTTGAGGTAGGCATTGATGAGGGACGTGACTGACTCGACCCATCCTTCTCGGGTGTCTGGTACGACATATGTATCTCCTTGAGTTGGTTCATAGATAGTAAAGTCCTTGTCGGCCCCCTTATCGTCGAACCCTACTCCGACACCTAACATGGATGCTTCCATTAGGAAAGCAAATGGTTTTGCTGGATTGAGCTTTGTCATTTCAGTTGTAGAAACAAAAGCACAATTTTGTAGTGCAGCGGAATTCCTCTGCTCATTAACAATTGGAGTTCCCATTACCCATAGTCCACGTCCTGGTGGAGTCCACTTCAATTGGAACAACCGGTCATATGCTTCTTTGGCTGATGAAGCAGCCTTAGCATCTGACCAAGGAAGTCGTTGGGATTTAGCATGGTCTTTCTGAAGTGAGTACATGCCATTAATGACACGTTCGCAAACCTCTACCCAAGTTTCTTTAGTACCGTTTTCTTTAAGACGAGAGTATGTTCTTAAAAAAGTAATTTCTCCGACACTATTACCCGCTGCGTCTGAATACCCCCAAGGAACAGTCTTACCTTTGTATGAGTTGACGAAGTCCTCGGCTAATTTAAAAGAAAACAAAATAGTACCCTTCTCTAAAATGATGGTGTATTTACATAGTTAATCTATTTGCTCAGAGATTATTCTAGTGGTATCCGCCTCAGAAATCCCACCGTTCGGTAGCTCCTTTAGGGTGTTAGCTTTATCACCAAATAGTGCTGACAGTACACCGCCTGAAGTCTGGCGTTCTACGGTTAATTTGACAAACTCTTTATTTTCTTCAAGTTCTTTCAAACTCTTAACAATCTTAAATAGTCTATCAATCTCTTGACCAGTGTTAGGATCCGGGTAACCGCCGTTTAGTTCTTCAGCAAATCTAGCAAAAGCAACACGGGCACCCTGCATCTCAATGATGGCATTTAGTAAACCCTTAAGTTGGTCTTTAGTCTTTACTTCAACTGGCAAATTAAAGGCACAAGCATTTTGTGGCTTAAATGCGGGACAGTTAGCAGCAACAAAACACGTATCGCATTGGCGCAAACTAGTGTGTGTAGTTTCAATGATAGGAACGTCTCTTATCAGGTCTCTGCCGTCGCTATCTCTATCCAAAACAGTCTTAGTATTTATCGAAAATACTGGCAAAGTACGCGTTTCTGATGCATCTCTTGCTACTAAACCAGGGCGTTCTACTGCAGAATCTTTCCGCACCTCAACACCTCTGTTATCAGGATCTATACCCATAGTTTCCGCAGAACCTGGACTATCTATGTCCACACTGTTATCAGATAACTTCTTGTCATTATCTACTATGGTTAAGTGCGGCGGCTTCTTTTTATCCAACGATTTCTCCAGCTCTAGGTACGACCAAATGGCGAGGCGAGTTACCTCATTACTATCATCATTAAGAATCTTGTCAAAGTCTAGTCCCGCTTTTTGTATAACGTTCTTATAACGGGGGCGAGCTTGGTCTTTTTGTTTCTTCTGATATCTAACTAGTCTAGTGGTATCCCAGACAATAGTTTCACCTCTCATCATTGGCGATAGCCACGAAAGAGTGCTTGCAGTTTCCAAAGGAACCTGTCGAAGGTTGTCTGGCTTGGCACAACCTAGTCCGTGGAACTTAGTACCAAACTGGCTCTGAAGGGCCCTGGTGCGTCCTGAGAGGGTTGTATCGCTATCTATGGTCTCTCCTAATAGGGCGACGTTTTCCCATTGTTCAGAGAGCGAGAACAGGGCAGCATGCCCCATTTCTGGTTTCCATACTGGCCAGTATTTGTCTTGCAACTCAAATCCTAGGGTTTTCCTTTGGTCGGATATCCAGTCAGATCCAAGTACTTGGGAGTCGAACTCAATTACCCCGGCAATATGATCATAGTTATTGGCAATGAAATCCTCAAAAGCCGCAGCATAATCCTGCAGCTCACGGGTGCTTAGCCCAGCTGCATCTGCGTGCCGGCCGCCGCCATCGAGGTAAACCTTGACGTCGCTTGGGTACTTCTCTGATAATAGATAGTTCTTAGTCTTGGGCAATCCACGTTTAGCTAGGCCCCAGTAGCTCACTGATATGTGCTGTACACCCGAATCAATAAGAAGTAGTCTGTGGGACGGAACTTCCCCGCCCATAAATACCAGGTTCATTCAAATCTCTTAACATTGCTTCCAAGGTGGGCATCCATAAGTGCTTGACGTTGGCGCTCTACTTCATCTGCCAGGTCTTTCCACGGCCGTACATCTCGGCTTCTACGAACAAACTTAGGGGCAGCAAAGAGCATAGATGGTACGCCTTTAGATAGTGCGTAAGCACAACGATCCGCATCTGGATCTATAAACAAATCAACTATGCCTTGAGCTTGAGCTATGTCTAGCTGTCGAGAACGCAAATCTTGGCCCTCAAAGAAGTATCTACTATCATAGATATCTCCATAACCAACTATGAGATTAGCACGAAGCCAGTGCTCAGTTAGTTCAGGGCTATGATCCGAGGCAATAATGACCCGGTAATTACCTGCAAGAATACGAAAAAGCTTGACGCCCTCCGCTATTGGATCGCCTACTTCTGTTCTTAGTACTCCGTCTAATGCTACGAATGCTGTGGCCATTTAATACTCTAACAATCCCACTTTCTAAGTGCTAGTGCCTTGCGAGTTGGTTTACCGTTCTTGTCTTTCATAGGGCCTTCCATACCGCCCATGCGTGCACAGAAAGATTTACGACGTGCAGCAGACTTTTTAGACTTCTTTGCTTGCTCTGCTGATACAGGAGGCTTTAGGTTATGGCCTTGTGCTTTTGCAGATGCACGACCTTTAGCGTTTAGTCCACCTTCAGGGTTTTTACCCTCTTTACGTTGCCATGCTGGTGATTTAGCCATGGATTCTCCTTATCAGTGTGTCAGTATCGGGTAACTCTATTCCATAAGTCTGGATCTGTTGTTGTTTATCAGACTCTGTTTTAGCATCTTTGATTGCTCTTAATGCCTGTACAGCACCAGAACGTTTGCCTGCTTGCCATCTATAATTATTAAAGTCAGAATACCCCGCACCAATTTTGCTAAACGCAACTTTTCTTCCAGCGTGGATGTCATCAAAGAAAGTAGACGCCTGTTCAGTGGCTAGTTTTAGCCTGCGTTCTGCGTTCAATCTATGAGCAGGGTTAGTTGCTCCACGCACCTCTTCTAAAGCTGCTGAGTACCGGCTAACAAGTTCTTTAGCCATCTCATGGTCTCTGTTTGTCTTTTGTTCCCAAGCACGGCTATAAGGAGGTTCTGGGTTTTTGTCTGGTTGGACAGTCCAAATATCTCCAATTAAATCATAGGCTGCGTAAGGATTAATATCTCTGATGTCAGACTGCTCATTAACATAGTAAGTTAACTCGTACCCTTCCCAATTACGGGTCTTTGGCATAAGTTCTTTGTTAAAGCCTTCGTTTAGTAACGACGCAATTTCTTGATTTGAAAACCCCGTATACTCTGGGTTGTTTTGTCTAAAAAGAACATAGTTAATTCCAACTAAACAATCTAAATCACCAGGTTCACGTGCAGCTTCCCACTGGTATGAAACACCAGATCCAGCAATCCAAGCTTTAGTCCAGGTATGTGGTGCAGCAAAGTGTTTTGCTAAATAATCAAAGAGCATTGATAGTACGCCAGTGCGAACCCAAGGCTTAAGGCCCTCGTTATCAAACAGCTTTGGATCTAGCTGTTGTGATGGCCTACTGAAGTAGGAGGTGGCAATGGTCATAGACCTATTCTTCCATAGCAATACAAAAGGCAGGCCCCTAAAGGCCTGCCTGTTGAGTATTTAATTGTTACTTAGCAGCGGCTTTCTTCTGCATTTCAAGGGCCTCAAAACGAGCAACGGTGTACTCGGCAGCGGCCTGTGCTTGCAAGTCTGCAAGAATTTCAGAGGCATAACGACGAACCTCTAACAAAGTAATTTCGCGTTCAATTGGCATACTAAATAGTTGCCTGTCACGTTCTACAAATACGTGGCCATCAACATCGATTAGTACTGCAAAACCAGTCTCAATCTTAGGTGGAGTATCTGTTACTTCTGGTTCTGGATTAAGAGTGTCAAGGATTACTTCTGCTGAATCCTCAATTGCTGCGTTTACTGTACGGTCTTCTGACACGAGTTTCTCCTTATTTATACATTCCAGCGGCCTTGCGCTGCTGGGTTACTACGTGGGACTTAACTGGACAAAAATCACAAAGAAAGACGTTAGTACCTGCTGACTTAGCAGCAGACATCAAACCGGCTTCTTTACGAAGTTCAGCGGTGTTCTTTGGAACAAGACGCTTGTTCTTAGACCGCCAATCGGTGCAACCTTCTTGTGGTCGAAGGTGCTCACTATAGCACTTCATAGCATCGTCGTAAAACGTTGCTTTAGTAGTGTAATAGTCTGGGTCAATATCTGCAAGACCGCCGCCTACCTTGTTACGTAGGTTCTCAATAACCTGCTTCTTAACTTCAGGGCGTGAGTAAAGCTTTACTCCGATCTTAGATAGAAACCCGTTATGAGGAATTCCGGCAGACTCGTGCTTTTCAACAAGAATCTGAAGAGTTACATCATCGTCTGGGTGACCTTCAAAATCAGGCAGTTCTTCAATTGTTTTACAGTTGTAGCAATACAACAAACGAAGTTTAGGACCATCGTCCTTAATCTCTGTGTACGTGCCTTCATCTGCGGGCTTACCGCCCTGACCCAAGATAGGTATACTCATATTATCCTCCGATGTTATAGTGCTACTTTGTACGAATATTGCTTAAGCATATTGTAGACGTAAGTATTTAACCCGTCCGCATACTTATTAAAAAATGATATGTAGTCCTTGTCAAGAAGAGAACATAAAGCTAAATTTGCTATGACTGACCTATCTACCTTGAAGAACCAATCCTCTAGGTGAGAGCAAAGCCTATCAAAGTCTTCCTCTGAAAATTGCTGGGAATTTTTTAGCTTGTCCGTCATATGCTCAATCATTTCGGTTGCTTCTTCAGCCATAACAACCCAATCTTGCCTTGAGTACTGCTTCATTCTTTCCTGAGCCTCTAAAACATATGGGTCATTTGGTACTTTAGATGACCAATTTTTCCACAATTGTAGGCAGGTTACCTCTTCATCCATACGACTACCTTACTACAGGTTTGGGTTCTTACCTACTTCGAACGCAGCTGACCGCGCTTCACGGCCTGCATTTTTGTTAGCTTCAATGTTCCGTAAACGCTCAGCCTCAGTGTTCATAGATAGTTCAGCAGTGGCTTGCTTATCTTGACGAGCTTGACGTCCGGCAGCGAAGCGCTCAATAATCCCAACCTCTGGAGCTTCTTTTTCTAAACCTGTTAGGGTAACTTCTATTCTTCTATTAGCAGTCTTAGAGAACCCACGAGGTCTTACTCCTCCTTCAGGAATTCCAGCGGCTTTTCGTTCAGCTCTACTTTTAATTGCTTCTAAAACTTCATTTTTTTGACCGTCGGACATAGAAACTTTTTCAAAAGGTTCGCCTCTACGTTTTGCTTGAAGTTGGTTGTAAACTTTGTCAGCTAAACCAGAACCCTGACCTAAAGGCAAATCTTCAGAATCTCCTGGGCCTTTGGGTTTCTTTTTACGACCACCACGGCTGTTAGGTACTCCCTTTTTATTAAACTTATACTCGGTAGGTGTACTTGAAGGGGCTGTAGGTGCTTCTTCAGAAACAGTGTTATCAGAAGTATTGTGGCCACCTCCGGTACGAACACGTTCTAACTGACGTTCTAATGTAGAAGCCTGCTCTGCTGGAGTACGTCGACTCTTAACTTCCTCAAGATGAGTAGTTCTTGTACCCCCACCTTTTCCTAAGTCTTCGTTTACACGACCAACTAGAGCGTCTTCTCCTGTCATACCTTTCTTAACAAGCTCACCCTCTAGATAGGTTCTTTTTTCTCGTTCTTGAATTCCTCGCCATGCGGCAAATTTTCTTACATCTTCAGGGTGTATTCGGCGTTGGCTAACGCCAGTTTCTCCACGACTAATACTATTTTCTATGATCTTACCTAGATGCGTTGCACAAACTGGAGTTTGCTGATGCTCAGCCTCTCCCTCAAGCTGTACAAAATGTGTTGCGGGACCTGAATGCCCCCATCCACCTGAATGAGTAGCCTCGCAGTCCAAAGTTTTTTTAATTTCATGTGTTTGTAACTCTGGGTTAAACGACTGTCGTTTAATAGGGTCTAGTAAATCAGTATTATCTGCAAAAGAACCAGACGGAGTATGTTCTACTTTTGTGTATTGTGGCTTTTCAGAAAGTACGGTCGTAGAAGGAAGACTTGCACGGTCTTCATAATTCAAAGCCATTAGTTACTTGCCTTTACTTTTTAAAAGTCTGTTTTCTCTAGCTACGTTAATAGATACTACGTTAGACGGACCACTTAAATTAAATTGTTTTAAATGCTCAGCACGATCTCCAGTGCGTTGTGAGCGAATAGCGGGATGCATCTCATCATAGGCTTTTCCTGGAATAGGAACCCAATGAGAGTTTGGCTCAGTAAGTCCAACTGTGTCGGATATTTTCCGTACGTTGTCCTTTACTTTTTCCCACTTATCGTTAGGCATTTTTAGTTAGTAGCGCCCATTTGATTATTGAAAGTGTCTGCAACAGGCATAGGGGAACGACGAGCAGAAGAAGCGTTGTTTGACAAAGGATTTACCTTTGTAGTTGCTTCTTGCTCAATAAAGTCATAGTTCCAATATGGGTTAAGACCTCTGCGGTTTGCACGCATGATGTCATCACCAGTTGAAGGATCAGCTACTGTTGTGTTAGGACGTACCTTGCGGTACTTACCATCAGTTGCTCCTTCATTCATAGAAGTGTTTAGGGAGCGTGATTCGTTAGTTGCCATTATTTATCCTTTTCTTGGTCATAAAGCGGCGTAACTTTTCTTACAGTTTTAGGTTCAGCTGTCTTGCCACCCATAGCTTTAGCTAATAGAGCAATTCCGTCAGGTGAACTAAAACCTTTGCGTACTTTTTCACGACGAGGTACAAACTTCATAGTTAGTCCTTACCTGTGGTAACTTCGTACTTGCCGTCTTGTTCAATGATTCCTTTAGCGTGAGCAGCAGAAGAAGCGCCCATAGGTGTTACTGAGCCCGACCAACTTCCGTCTTTAGCTCGAACACTGTGGGTGAATGTTCCACGCTCTTTAGCGTTTTCTCTACGAGGTACAGAACTCACTTCTTACCAGCTTTCTTTTTCTTCTTAGCTTCTTTTTCTTTTTCAACATCAGCCTTGGTCTTTACCTTTAGGGGTACGACCTTGTACTTGGCGTCTTTGCCGTCTGGAGTTTTGATAGCCATAATCTCAGTATCCCTCTTTTTTAATAGATTGTCAGCCTGTTTGTTGCTTGCGAACTCTAGGGCGGATAACCCTCTTAGTTCTAGCTACATACTTAGTGGTGTTTCGGCGCCTAGCAGTTGCCTGTTCAGAACCTGGGTTAAGTTTATTAGATTGACCTGAGGTCCAGCTGCCCGTAGATTTTCTTTCCCAGCTTTCTACTGAGGAAAAAGACTTAGTTCTACCCTTTGGCTTTGAAGCTTTAGGCTTTGGAGCACCAGAAGCTGTTTTAGGTACAACACGACGAGGTGGTTTTCCACCAGATTTAGCGTTCACTCATAGCTCGTTTCATATGTTTGCCGTAAAGTGCATTGCGACAAGTTGGGCACATTTTGCCATCTGTATACATTGCTTCAACTGGGGTCATAAATAGGCCGCACTTAGGGCACGCAACACTACCATCATAGATAGTTTCAGTTACAAACTCATCCATTGTTAGGGTCCACCAGCTTCTCTACCTGGTCTGCGTAGAAACGTCTATGGCCACCTAATGTACGCATAGCTTCTAATTTTCCAGCGCTATGCCAACGTTTAACTGTATCTGGATGCACTTTAAATCTTTCTGCAACTTCAGCTCCGGTCATTAATTCCCGAGGCTGTACTCTTCTATTAGGGTCGTTAGACCTATCTTTTGGGGCGCTCATTACCACACGCTTTCTGAAACGTTGCGAGAAGTTCCTTGGTATGAAGTTGGAGATTGTGAATAGTCTGTTCTTGTTGGCTCAAACTGAGTATCTACATCCATAACATCCATAATCCCAATAGCACGTGTACGGTACCCGTAACGTGGTGGGAACAACTGAATCTGTGGAAGAGGCGGGCGAACAATATCTTGAATCATTGCCTTAGGAAGAGTTACTGAGCGTACAGCCCTAGTTAACAAAGCTTCTTGTGTGTCTTTAAACGGCCCCATGTAATCGTAGCGGATCTGTGGATCCTCAGAGAGGATAGGGCGGTTCTTACTATGATCATAAACTGAATCTTGTGATTGCATTATTTACACCCGCACTTCTTCTTACTCATTTTCCACCACATCCATGCATGATGAATAGCCATAAGTCCCATAACAATCCACATTAGTTGCATTTCAGTTATGCCACCGCCGGTGGTTAAAATCATTTGCTCATGATCATGCATTATTGGAACCTAGGCTTCAGATGCTGGAAATGCTTAGCTGTTCTAGGATGGAACTCTGCAGGAACATTAGCCGATACGTTTGCTTTTCCATCATTAACTAAATGTGGAGCTGGTGCAAGGTTTTGATTTGGTGCATGTCTACGAACATACATAAGCATGCTGCCTTCATCTTCATCAACCTTAGCCGCTACCTTTAGTCTACGATCTGGTTTAAATTCTGATGGCCAGGCATACTCACCTGGATCAATTCGTTCACCTTTATGAACTCCGCGTTGATAACCGCGTTGTGTTTGGCGAGACTTAAGTGAATCAAGGACCGTATCTGAGATTGCGTAAGGCTTGCCTTTATCGTCACGACGAGAACGAATTGTTCCTAAGTATCCATCTGGGTACTCAGCCTCCGGCGTTCTTCCCACACCCATACGTAAGAAGTCCATAGAGCTGCGGGGTACAACAGGCGTGCCTCCACCACCAGTGGTGGTGTAAGCGCCGATGTAACCGCTAGCTCCAAGGTACTGCCAGTTTTGATGTGATTGAGGCATGCCTAAAGTTTACTTCTTTTTAGGGCTTGAGGCTTTCTTAGTTGCCTTTTTCTTTGAGTCATCCAAGATAGCGTTAAGCTGCTTTGTAATCTCTGGGAGAGCAATCTTGGCAATTAGACCAAATGCTGGGTCCTTTGGGTTAAACGCACGAAGTGCTACTGGGATTACGGCAATCAAACCTGCTGCAATAAGACCCTTTGGATCTGTGTTGCCTGTGGCAAGTAGTGCTCCGGCTGCTGCAATAAATGAGCGGCCGTAAGATGCAAGCATTGCCTTTGTTTTTGAATCTAGTTTCATAATTACTCCTTGTTATTTCGTTCTGCGATCATAATGTATAAATCGTCAATCCTGGATTCTAATCTATCTACGGAGTCACGCAAACTGCTGCCAGAATTTGGTTTCAATTCGATTAAATAGTGTTTTACCATCCAACGAATCATTACAGCAACCGCACCAATTAACGATGTGATTGTCAGGGCAAACGCGGCCCAGTCTTGAGGTGACATTAGTTCTCCAAGAAGTTGAGTTGTATGCGCAACTATGATACATAAAATACACCGCGTCATGTTAAAGTATGAACATAGTTAAGAAGGAGAAAAAATAAACCTACTGCGCCTATTCGCAGCACTAATCCTTACACTATTCCTCTTTATATTGGGACAATATTCAGCACACGCCGAAGAACCAACCGTAACTACGGTTGTAGTCAGCCCTGCCTCCACAGATTCTTCTCCAAATCCTGTGACTTCTCCTGCTCCCGTAGTAGTTGTTGTGACAACAAGCGATACTTCGACTTCCACGGTTCAGACCACTGGATCCCCCCAACCAACCACCCAGACGCAAACCCAAACAGTATTAGTAGTTCCAACTGTAACCTCCGTTCAAGAAAAAATTGAGGTTGCAACTGTAGCACTATCTACTGCGGTAGCCGTAGCTACCCCTGAGCAACAGTCTGCTGCTGCAGCCCCTGTGGTAACAGCTCAAGCAGATATTACAACAGCAACGACCGCGGTTGCGGTAGCCGTGACAGCAGTTGCAGCCGTAGATACTCAAACAGCAGTAGTAACGCAAGCCGTTACTAACGTAGATTCAGCTACAGCAGTAGTGGCTACAGCCACAGCAGCAGTAGAGTCTCAAACAGCAGTAGTAGCAGTTGCAACAACTAACTTAACTAATGCTCAAACTACATTGACCGCTCTTCAAAATACCCCTTCAGATAGCAAGACCTATACAACCGAAGGCTATGTAGCCCCTGTTGCTCCTGAAACCCCAACAGTTACTACAACAACGCTTCCAGTCATGTACGACGGCTTTACAAAAATTAACACGCCTTTTGACATAAAAATGGGTAACACAGTTTATGAAGGTCAAGGAACAAACAGCCAAATTTATGTGACTTCAAAAGCAACTATTACCTTTGGTAATGGCGACTATAACTGGTGGGATTTTCCAGCAGGAGCACATATCTCAGTCTTTGGTAGCGACTTTCAAAGTGCTGGACCTAACTCATCTACGGTAGTAAAGACTACTGAAACTACTCTAGAAGTCGACTGGAATCTTCACAAGTTTGCGGAACCAAATAGCCCTATTACAAATGTAAATTGGAAAATGACAGTCAATCCAACAACAGGGGAATGGACTGGTGTTGGAACCGTTGCGGGAAACACAACACAACTGCATAACGGACCACGTATTGGTGTTCGTGAAGAAGCAGGTCAAGCAGTAAAACCAATGACCAATGTAACCAATGAAACTTTAACGGCTCAAATTACAAGCCAAACAGCAGTAGTCGCTGATAAAACAGAAGTTAAAGCGGTTGAAGTTGCTGTGCTTACATCTCTTACAGAAGTGAAAACAACAGCAGAGACAACACTTGCAACAGCTCAGACCACACTAACAACAGAAAATCAAACATTGACTACCCTCCAATCAACGGCTAATACAGCGGTTACTACAGCAAATCAATTAGCAGATACTGCGACTGCTAGCGTAGCAGTAGCGGTTGCTGCTCTTCAAGTTCCAACACCTATAGTTCAACCAGTGGTCCCTGCGCCCACCCCGGCTCCAGAACCTCAACCCGTTCCTCAACCTGAGCCAACACCTGCTCCCCAGCCTGAGCCTGTACCGGTTCCTCAACCTGAGCCAACACCCGTACCTCAGCCAGAGCCGCAACCACAGCCTGAGCCTGTGCCAGAACCAGCCCCACAGCCTGTGCCTGTGCCCGAGCCTGAACCATTACCCGTTCCTGAACCTGCTCCAATAGAACCACCTGTGCCCGAGCCTTCTCCAGAGCCCGTTCCAGAGCCTGAACCTGTGCCTGAGCCACCTACTGAGCCCTCCACAGAAGAGCCATTGCCACCCATAGAAGAGCCACAGCCACCGGTAGAGCCCGAAGCACCACCCGTAGAGCCCGAGGCGCCTGAGGAACCTGCCACACCCGAGGAACCAGCACCAGAACCAGTGTTACCAGAGCCAGAGCCAGAAAATCCGTCCACAGAACCATTAGAACCTCCTATTGTAGAGCCAGAGCCTATCACAGAAGTTGAAGAGGTTACGTCTGCCGTAGAGGATGTTCTATCTGATGGCAAGCTTTCTGCTGCTGATGCTGAAGATATTATGGATGCTCTAAACGCAGATGGAGAAGTTACTGCTGAAGAAGTAGGTGCGTTATCTGAGGCCCTATCTGCTGATGGCAAATTAACTACCGCTGAAAAAGAATTGGTAGCTGAAGCACTCATTGAATCTGTAGCCCCAGGTGAGACTCTCACATCAGAGCAAATTCAAGAGGCAGGCATTGAGTATAAGGACCTACCGGAAGATACTCCTGTCGAGGTTAGGCAGGATGAAAACGGAAATGAAGTTATCATTACAGCAGACGTTGCTGCAGCCCTCGTGCTACTAGAGAACCCTGCGGAGTTAATTGGCGCAATATTTGATGACCCCGGTCAAGCCCTGCAAGCACTTGGAAGTATCGGTGCTGATATGTCAGATGAAGAACGTGAAGAAGCGACCGAAATGGTAGTTGCTGCCGTTGTGGCTGCAGGCGCTGCTATTAATGCAGTTGGTGCAGCAACAGGAAGCACTGGTGGAAGCACTGGTGGTTCTGGTGGCGGAGGTAGCTCTGGTGGCGGAGGTCCATCAGGAGATTCTAAAGGCGTTAGGAGACGTAAACCTTGAAGATTATTAGAGACATGATTGACCAACTATGGACATTGTTAGGCATGTTTATTGCCTGGGTTGTTCTTGACGGATCTGCAAAGACTGTTGTTGGTTACGCAATCATTGGAACATTAATTGCTTGGGCCGTTACCTACCCACTACGTAACCCAAAGGATGAGGAATAATATGAAATCAGTAGGAAACATTATCTTAAGAATCATTGCGACATTTGCTGCTAGCGGCCTATCAGTAATCGGTGCGGGTGCCATTGCAGGCATTTCAACAGTAAAAGCAATAACAGTGGCTGGCCTTACAGCAGTAGCCGTTGTTGTAGAAAAGCTTGCCCGTGGTTTTATGAACGATGGAAAGCTAGATATCAATGAGATTAACTCAGCGTTTGCAGCTGTAGACGCACAGTCTAAGACTGCTGCAGATTTAAAAGTTGAAGCAGTTCAGTCTGGACAAGACATTGTTATTTCATCAGGTGCTAAGCCAGACGGCGAGGTTCCAGCAGAACAACCTGTAGATGAAGATTGGGATAAGCGATAATGGCAGATCAAGGAACAGCAGCTCGTCTTATCGAAGTTGCTACAGCAGAACTAGGGACTATTGAAGGTCCTAAAGACAATGAAACTAAGTACGGCGCTTACACAAAGGCTAACTTTCAGCCATGGGTCATTTGTAAACTGGTGCGCTAACGAAGCCGGTGTAAAAGTACCTAATACTGTTTACACACCTGGTGGAGCAGCAGCATTTAAGAAAAAGAACGCATGGATCGATGGAGATCTAGCAGACCCAGAACCAGGAGATATTGCCTATTTTGATTTCCCTTCAGATGGAGTCGATAGAATTTCTCACGTAGGTATTGTTATCAAAGACAATGGCGACGGAACTGTTTGGTGCATCGAAGGAAACACAAGCCCGGACGATAAAGGATCACAGCGTAATGGTGGTCAAGTATCTAAGAAGCTTCGTGCGTATAAGAAAAACCCTAAGAAGGTTCAGATTTCTATTGTAGGATTTGGCCGCCCTAAGTTTGGCGGAGCTCCTGCAGCACCAGCAACTAAATGCCCAACCTGCCCTTGTAAGTAATGTACTACCTCACCCACATTACATTCCAAGGAGTGTTTATTGCAACGATAGTCGCAGTAACAATCCTTGGAATGTGGTGGGCTGAGCGCTAGCGGTCGTTATTACCGCCAAGCACAGTTAATTCTCTTCGAGGATCAAATCCCTCACCAACAACTAAAGAAATAAGTCCTGGTGCGCTTTCAAGTCCAGACTTATCACGGAACCAAGCAGAACCGTTATCCATTGCTGGATTCTGAATAAATAAACGTGGACCTACATTCTGTGCACGATAGTGGTGATAGTGACCAACATTAAGAATGTCCGCATTAGATACAGAACAACGTCCCATAACTTGACCTTGCCACCACTTAACCATGTCGCGTGACTGATGTCCGTGAGCCATGCCGTACATAACACCGCTTAGGTTTACTGTCAGAGTACTGTCATCTGCTGCTGGATAACGGAACTCAACGCGATCACGTAGAAACTCGCTTTCTTTACAAATGTCTTCTACCTGAGCAACTACGTCAATCTGCCAAGAATCTTCAGGGCGTCCTACTAGGAAACGCTGTACCTCATCGTGGTTACCTGGAACTACCGGAACAATAAGTTTGTCTGTTAAAGGTGCAAGCGCCTTAATTTGAGCAAGAAGCATACGACGTCCAACTCGTACTTGTTCTGAAACACCAATGTCATGGCGTCCCATTACCTTACCCTTTTGACTTGTCATACCTTCAATGCAATCGCCAAGCTGTGGCAATGCAATTTGTTTAATGCCGTACTTACCAGCTAAATACTTGTGATGATCAACAGCTTCGTCTATAGATCTAAGAACTCTATCGATAATAGCTGGCGTATCATCCTTACCGTATTGAGTATCTCCTATGCTGTAAACAGCAGTTAGATCTCCATTAGAACTAAGGATGTCTTTAGGTTCCCAGTTAACAATTAAAGATAGTAGTTGTTCTAGATCGTAATCAGGTGCAGTTGACTTGCCTGAAGGAACAACGTTAACTCTAAATGATTCTAGCCAGTCCCCATTAAATGTTTGCCAACGTGAACGTCGATGAGATACAACAGTCCACTCAGCTGGATCTAGCTTTGCTTCAATAAGAATTTCTTCTGCGCCAGGAGTATTTCCATCTGGGCGTGGAGTAGAAACAATAAAGCCACCATCTGTTCCAATTTCAGAACGTGGTCGCCATGCTTCTGGAATATTTTTACTTGACTTGTCAGAACCTTCTTGTCCAGCTTTTATAATTTCGTTATAATCGTCTGCTAAAGACATACACAATCTCCTCTGCGATGGTCACGAACGGCAGTCTTGCCAAATGTTCCACCGGCACGTCGGAGTAACATAAATAAATCTTTTGTACTTAGCTCATCATCTTCAATAGCTATATCAAGTACTTTTTTATCTTCTTCTGGGAGCGTATCAGCCCACTGTCCTACAATACAAAGTTTTAAATTACCTAAAGACTTTGCCTCTGCGTACAAATCTTGCAACGACATTGGTGCCCTCCATACTTTAGTCCAATTACAGTACTAGGCCCTGAGGAAACCCCAAGGCCTAGTGACTAGCATACATCAAATTAGTAAGAAGTGCTATTACCAGAATCAAAGTTTGAACGATCACGCTTTGCAGCGGTCGAAATGATTCGGCCGTTAGCCTGTGTTGCTCCTGCAGCTGGGTCGGTCATCTTTGTGTAACGAGGTGCGCCCTTAATTGAATACGCAGCTCCTGCACGATCTTGGCCTGTAGCAGAAACGTTGCTACGTGTGCCCATAGGTTGAGCATATGGATCCCCAGCCTGTGCACCTTTCTTCTTAACAAGTGTGCCAGCTTCTGGTGATGCAGATGGAGCAGTGAACTTAATTCCATCTTTCATCATAGGCTTGCGACCTTGCTTTGCCATACCTGCAAGCGCCTCGTCAGGGCTTGGGATTGAGCTTTTTGCCATGGTTTTCCTAACTGTTGTGAGATCTCTTAATACAAGAATATATCAACTTACATTGATAGTAAAGACTATCGCGGAAATTTGTCCGTCACGGGAATCCACGGTAGTGAATCCTGGGCGGCAATTTAGGTCAAGACCTCTAGGGGCAACGTAGCCTCTAGCGATAGCAATAGCTTTTACTGCCTGGTTTACTGCTGAGGCACCAACTGCACGAATTTTTACTTGTGGGTTTTCATACAATGCGTGAGCAATTGCAGAACCTACCGATTGTGCGTTAGAACCGGCGCTTACACGCAGGAACTTCTCTTCATTATCTTTTTCAATCACGAGTTTGTAGTCCTTAGTTTTCGATTTAGAGTTGCCCTCTAAGGAAAACGGTACGTGATTTAAGAGGCTCCGTCAGCGTATCCGGCCTCTTTTAAGAGGTTTACGAAGTCCTCTAGCCTTAGTATTACTGGCCATTCGCCAATAGTAGCCTCGCCTTGACCATTAAGTCGCAATACAGCTACGGGCAAATCTTTGCCATTATGGCGATCTTTTAGCTGTTTTATAGCTGCAGAAGGATTAAATCCTGTGCGAGCCTTTACTTCCCAATCAATGCCGATAGTTCCAGTAACGTCAGTACCCGAACGACCAGCCCCGGTAGACTCTGCATACGGCCAGCCGTTTGCGACTAAATAGTTAGCCACAATTTTCTGTGACTTATAGCCACGGTGTTTTCTACTATTAGTGGTCATTAGACCACTCACCCTCTACATAGTAGCCAAACTCTTTATCTAAGTTTTTTACAAACTCTATATCTGGATTCTGGCCATTCCAAGTAAAAAAGTTGTTTCTAGATATACAATGACGCCCAAGTAGTTCCCTAATTAAAGGATCGTAGTGATTATGATTTATAAAAGCATGCTCAGATTCAAAATTTTCTGGTAAGCCTCGTTCCTTTAACCACTCTTCTTTTTCAGTAATCATAGAGATGTATAGCTCCCTACCAACCCTAAAAAATAAATTTTTCCAATTAATATCGTCGTCTAAAGATTCCACGTCTTTACCCTATTCTACTAAATTTTGTTTAATTTCGTGCATAAGTTGTTCTTTAACTTTAGCATTTTTTGCCATAGCATACTTTTCAGTTAAGGATCTAAATAACCCGTACCTAATAGAAGCTGCACCAAGCTCTAAATGCAAATTTGCAATCTTTGTTGTTCTCATAAACCGTTTAAATACAACCGGCCTATCTGTAAGAACTTGCATATAAAACAAAGGATCTTCTTCATAAAAACTTAACTTATCCGTAGATAACGGAATGTGGTAGTCCAACTGGAATGATCTAAACCATTGCCCAATATCAAACTGCCCTATAGATAGCATTGCGCCGTCTGCTGGGGCTGAATGTGGGTAATACGGAGGAGTAAACTTAGCAATAACAGGGTCTTCTGCTACAAAAAGCCAAGCCATATTGTACAAAACATTTGCGTAGCCATCAAAAGAAGATTTACGAAGCACGTTTAAATACACCCTAGATTGTAATTCAGAACCAAAAGGTAGGGAATTAGTAGCGTAGTTAGGAGATTTTGACATTTCTTCTGCTGCAGCCTTTAAAAACCCTTCTGGAAAATTAACTATATTTTCTACAGCGTTTTTAAAAACAAAAATATTATTAGTAGTGTCCCTATGAGCAGGGCAGGCATAAAGGTTGTCTCCACCAAGTTTTTCCAGACTACGCAACGAGTTTACCTCTGAGGACAAACTTACTGGTGCGGGGTAAAGTAAAGACCAAGAATCTAAATCGCTTTCATAGGCTGCTGGAGCCCAATAAATAACTAAAGGCTCTTTGTTACTTCCCATTTTTGTTTTCCATTCTTATAGATATAAGGTTTTCTAAATCTTCTAAAGTACCGTTGTTTACAAAAATTTGACTTACTTTGTACCCGTCTAATTCAGATTCTGAAACGTGGTCGTTTACTGGACCAAACCCAGCACGCTTTACACGCCAGAGCTGACCGCCTAACTCTTTAATCTTTTCAGCTTCATTCTTAAATCTAACATCTGTTACCACAACACGTTCACCACTTTTTATGGTGCTTAGAGCAGCGCTAATCCAAATGTCCTCATTAAATAATTTTCTAGCTGAGTTACCTAAGTCTTGCAATAACCTACGAACTTGAGGCTCTTGCTTTGCGTTATCCCAACCAACTAAGTTTACAAGGTCTTGCAAATAACCTGTAGGGCTGCACGCAACCATAGGATTAATTTCGTACAAAAAGTCCCTAATCTTGTCCGCAAATGCAATCCTTCTGTAACCGTATTTGTTTACCAATACAGAAGCAGCAGTGTCTTTTCCAGACTGTGCGTAACCAGTCAAACCAATGATTTCATAACCAGGGTAACCGGTAGGGCTCTTGGGTAAGCCTAGCTCTTCATCAGTAAATAAAGAAAGCTGTTCATAACTCATGGTGTAAACCTCCGGGTCCTAGATCGCATACCACCACCGTCTGATGTACGGCGTGTTAATTCACGAGATACTACTTGAGAGTCACGCTCTACGCTAAGAGCACGTGTCTCAAGAAGTTTACGAAATGCGTAACGAGTATTTAGGTCATCGTACAAATCGTTTACTTCTGGAGATACAGCAATTTGTGCTTTAAGAACAGTTACTTTATCTCCGCCTTTTGTACCAGTCCAGTTCTTAAGCATTGCACCAGCTTCTGCTACATCTACGTTGCGCTGTGCTTCGCGTTCATTAATTACAGCAATAGCATGAGCTCCTGATAGGTGATCGTTCCATTGAGTAAACTGTACAAAAAGATCCATGAGACCTTCGTCATCTAGTTCAGTAATATCACGAGGAAGTTCTGGAATTTCGTAACCCGGTTTTGGAGAAAGAGTAAACCCAAGCTCTCCAAGACTGTCTAATACTTTACGGCTAATGCTCATTGGCCGCCCCACCCTCCACCTTTAAGTTGAATGCCAAACGGAGAATACTGCCTAAACGCTTCACCGCCACACTTGCATACAATTGCAGGTGATGGCCCATCGCTAATAGGGAAAAAACTTTCTGTTACTTCTTGACACTTTGAACACTTGTAATCGTAATCAGGCATCGGTACTCTCCTTATAAGGCTCACACCGCTTACATCCGGCTATAGGGTCAATATTACACACAGGTGGACGGTTGTTGTCAACTGCCCAAGCTATGTCCAATGCCTGATCAAATAGATCCTTAGTAAACTCTGGGTTGTACTTAACAGTGAACTCTTTATAATCTTGGTTAGCTTTAAGCTCATAGATAAATACAATCTCATTTGGAGCAGAAGGAAGATCTCCGGCC